ACTATGTCCGCTGGCTGTACACCGGCACCAGCGCCACCACCGCCAACGTCGACAGCCAGCGCATGGGCTGGAATAGCGGCGACACCGCTGCCACCATCAACACCACGGCCTCGTCGGGCCACATGGCGCAAACGGCCATTGATGGCCGCAACATCTACTTCCAGGACGGCCTGGTCGCATCCGCTGCCGCGCCAACACTCACCAGCCGCGCGCACCGCTGGATCAACATCCCCGAGCAGGACGTCGAAATGTTCCTGTACGTGTGGAGCTTCAACGGCACCACCGCGCCGGCCAGCGGCACCACCTGGACGGTCGGGTTCGTCAGCATCGAGGACACCGTCAATTTTCCGGTGTACCTGGCCGGTGTGCGCCCGCACGGCACCAGCCAGGCGCTGCCCGTCAGTGGCACGTTCTGGCAAGCGACGCAGCCCGTGTCGATTGCCACCAACACGCCCACGCTCGCGGCCGGCACCAACCTGGCCGCCGACGTGGGCATCCAGTACCGCGGCAGCGCCACTGGTGCCGCGACGCCCGTCAACCTCAGTTCCCCCGCCACGCCGGCAGCGCAGGCGGCCAAGGGTGCGGCCGGTCGCTTGATCAAGGTCTATGCCGTCAACAGCAACGCCTCCGCCCGCTATCTCAAGGTGTTCAACACCGCCGCCGGCTCCGTGGTCATGGGAACGACCTCGGCCATCCTCGATATCGCTTTACCGCCCAACAGTGTGCCCGTCGATATCTTGGTGGGCGACGGCGGCGTCGGGTTTGCAAGCGCCATCAGCGTTGCCATCACAGGTGGACGCGGGAGCACCGACAACACCGCCATCACGTTGAACGACGTGACTGGTTTCATCACCTACGCCTAACGAAAGGACCACCATGACCACCAGAGCAGCAAGTATCGACGTACTCGTGCGCGATGATGCGCAGGGCACCGCCACCGGCACCCCGTTTGGCGTCATCAACGTGGAGATGGCGCAGGGCACGACAGAAGACGATGGCGTCACCGTGGTCATCGGCAACGGGTATCTGCCCAGCATCGGATCAGCCGCGCCGGCGGACATCAAAGTCACCGTGCATCAGCCGCCCATCGAAACCCAGCCGGCTGCGCTCCTCAGCCGCGTGGATGACGCCATCGCGAACACCAGCACCCTGACCTTTAACCTGACGCCGTAACCCCATGCTGCTGCTGCTGCTAAACCAGCCGGCCAGCGGCAGCACGGCGACCGTCAATGTTGGCGGTACTGCCTCTAGGGAAGAGGCTGGCGGTGCGCAGGTTGCTGGCAGCGCGGTAACGCTGTCGGTCGGCGGGTCGGCTGAGGTATCTGGCGTTGGCGGTCTCGTCGCCACGCTCAGCGGGGTTTCGCTCGTCGTTGGTGGGACCGCGCAGCCAGAGGTCTCTGGCGGTTTCGCTGCCGCCGCTGGCGTTGCCACTTTGCAGGTTGGCGGCGCTGCCGAGCCCGACCGCGCGGGCGGCCTAGTCGCCGCGCTCGGTGGGGCGGCTCTTGCCCTTGGCGGCTACGCCGAACGCGAGGGCATTGGCGGCATCGCCTTCGGTGCCGGCGCGGTATCGCTCGCCATCGGCGGTGCGCGCGAGATTGAGCGAGCCGGCGGCGCCGCGATCCAGCCGGGCGCGGTCACCGTCGCGCCGGGCGGCTATGCCGAGCGGGAGGGGATCGGCGGCATTGCGCTTGTGCCGGGCGCCGTCACGGCCGCGCTTGGCGGCATCCGCGAGCGCGAGGTCGCGGGCGGCCTGTCCACGTCCGTGCTGGTGGACGCGCTGCGCCTGGGCGGCCTGGCTGAGCGTGAGCAGGCTGGCGGTACGCTCGCGCTAGTGGCGGCCGACAACCTGGCGCGGCGCTACCGCATTGACGCGGCTGCGCGCACCTACACCCCGACCGCCGCGAACCGAACCCTGAGCATCCCGACGAGGTGAAACCGTGAGCGACTCAATTACCGTCACCGATGGAAAGGCGCGGGTCACGAAAGATCCGAACGCGGTCCTCGACTACCTGTTTGACTGGTCGGCGTGGCTTGACGCGCACACGCCGGCCGATACCATCGCCTCGGCGAGCGTGCTGGCGACCGGGTGCACGCTCATCACGTCTACGGTCGAGGGCTCAGGGACGCGCGTGCGCGCCTGGATCAGCGGCGGCACCGTCGGCCAGGCGGCCGCGGCAACCTGCCGCATCACCACGGCGGGCGGGCGCACTGACGACCGGACGCTGACGTTCACGATCAAGGAGCGCTGACCATGTACCTGACCTCAGCGCAGTTCGCCACGGCCTACGGCGAAAGCGAGCTGTCCGAGCTGACCGGCGACGAGGCGAGCGTGTTCGATGCGGCCGAGTCGAGCGCCGCGAGCTTGATCGACGGATTCATCGGCTCGCGCTACACGCTGCCGCTGGCGGCCGTGCCCGAGTTGGTGCGCGGCTGGGCCGGGGACATCACCCGGTACCGGCTGTGGGAGGATCGCGCGCCCGAGGAAGTGCGCAGCCGGTACGAGGACGCGCTCGCGCAGCTCAAGGAGCTGGCGCTCGGGCGGATCGCGCTCCCGCCGGACGCGGGCGGGGTGCAGCCCGGCGGGCAAATCGCCTTCGGCGGGTACTCGGCCGAGCGCGTTTTCACCGCCGACACCCTCGGGGACTTCTGATCGTGGCCACCATCGACGTGCAGGTGCAGGACGACGCGCTGGTCGCCAAGCTGCGCGCGCTCGAACGCAAGGCCGGCGGAATGCAGCCGGTGTACCAGACCATCGGCCGCGTGATCGTCAACCGGATACGGCTCGGGTTCAAGCTGGGCGTGTCGCCGTTCGGCCGTCCCTGGGCGCCGCTCAAGATTCGCCGCGGCCAGCCGCTGCGCGACACCGGCCGGCTACAGCGGTCCATCGTGGCGAACGCGACCGGCGACGGGGTGGTGATCGGCACGAATCTTGTGCAGGCCGGCGTGCAGCAGTTCGGCGCCATCATCAGGCCGCGCCGGGCGAAGCGGTTGGTATTCCCCGGCCCGGGCGGGCGGATGATCTTCGCCAAGCAGGTGACCGTGCCGGCGCGGCCGTACCTGCCGCTCCTGTCGCGCAACGTGGCGAAGCTGCCGCCGGAATGGTCGGCGCTGGTTTCGCGCGCGCTGCGCGATTACTTCATCGTGAGGGGCTAAGATGTTCGCCGACACCGAACAGAAAATCATCGACCGGCTGGTCGAACGGATACCCGGCGTGACCGTCGCGCCGTTGCGCGAGCTGGAACGCGTGCCCGAAATGCGCCAGCGCGCGCCGGCCATCTTTGTGATCTACGACGGCCTGACCGCCGGGCAGGCCATCGGCACGGGCGCCGTCCAGCAGATCACGCAAGAATGGTACGTGGTCATCGCCGCGAAGTCGGCGCGCGGGGCGGGCGAATCGAACGCCGCGCGCGATCAAGCCGGCGCGATTGCCGATCAAGTGCTGTCCGCGCTGCTCGGGTATCACCTCGGCGGCGGTCGCTATTTGCGGCTATCGGATTCGCCCGGCCCCGAATACGATGCCGGCTACTGTCACCTGCCGCTCGCGTTCAGCAACGCGGCCACGTTCAAGGGCCAACCCTAACCCCCAGGAGCGAACACCATGGCGGATTACTCGTATCTCGGCAGCGGGCAGGTCTACCTGCGGGAAGTCGGCGGCGCTGCCGGTTTCCTCGAAGCGGGCAACTGCTCGGCGCTGTCCTTCGGCGTCACCGAGGACGTGAAGGAACTCAAAGACTTCACCCAGCCCGGCGGCGGCACCTACAACGAGGTCAAGCGCATCAGCGCGGTCGAGGCGAGCGTGACCATGCACGACCTCGACGGCCAAAACCTCGCGCGCGCGCTGTACGGCTCGGCGAGCGCGCTGGCCTCGCAGGCGGTGAGCAACGAATCGGCGCTGGTGTACCCGGCCGCGTTCTCGCCGTTCGCCAACCTGCCGCAGTCCTCGCCGACCCCGACCGTGGTGCCGGCGCAGGCCACCGCGCCGGCCCGGGCGAATACGACCGCTTACGCGCTAAACGCCTACGTGGTCCCGGTGACAAGCAACGGGTTCTATTACAAGGCGACCGCGGCGGGCACCTCGGGCGGCACGATCCCGACCTTTCCGACCGTGATCGGCCAGACCGTGACCGACGGCACCGTGACGTGGACCTGCGCGGGCCGCACGTCTCTGGTGGCGGGCACCGACTACGAGGTGCGGTCCTCGGGCGTTTTCGTCTACGCCGGCCGCACCCTCGCGGGCGAGACGTGGACCGTCGGATACACCCGCGTCGCGGCCGACGTGGTGCAGGCGCTCGTGTCCTCGGGCAAGGAATACGAGATCGTGTTCGACGGTCTCAACGAGGCGCGCTCGGGCAAGCGCACCCGCATCACCGCCTACCGCGTGAAGCTCGGCGCGGCGCAGAACCTCGGCCTGCTCGGCGAGGACTACGCCGCGCTCGAGGTCACCGGGAAACTGCTCAAGGACGCGAGCAAAGTCGGCGGCATCTCGCAATACTTCCGCGTCGAAATCGAGGCTTAACCCGTGGGCGAGTTCGACGTGATCGAACCGCCCGCGCGAAGCGCGACCTTCAACGGACGGCAGATCACCGTCGCGCCGCTGAAGGTCGGCCAGCTTCCGGCCTTTGCGCGGGCGATCAAACCAATCAGCGGCGCCGTCGAGGCGATTGCCACCGGCCGCGCGGCGCTCACCGTCGAGGCCATGCTCGACATAATCGCTGACCACGGCGAGGCCATCATCGATGCCGTCGCGCTGGCCTCGGGTGTGTCAGTGGCCGAGCTGTCAGAATCGACGCCGGATCAACTGATCGAGCTGGCGGCAGTGTGCCTGGAGGTCAATGCCGATTTTTTCGCCCGGCGCCTGACCCCGGCGATTCGCGCGGCCGGTCAGGCGGTACGAGCGCCGGCCGCTGGGGCTGGGCCGACACCCTGACGGCGCTCATCGCCGAAGGACACACGCTGGAGGCGATCCGAGGCTATACCATCAGACAGGTGCGCGAGTTTATGGGGGCGATTGAGCGGATGCACGCGCAGCGGCGCATCGGCGAGGCCACCGCGGCGCGCATGGCACAGGCTGACGGCAAAGCATTCAAGGCGTACCTGAAAGCTCTGGAGGGCGGCGGCAATGGCGGCTGATCTTGAGTTCCGAGTAAACGCCAACCTCGCTGAGTTCCGGTCCGCGCTCGCCTCGATCCGGGACGAGCTGCGCAGCGTCACCGCCGACGCTTCTAGGGTCGGCGCATCGCGCCCGCTGGACAACCTCGACTCCGGGGCACGATCAGCGGCGACTTCCGTCGGCCGGCTGGTGGCGGGCTTCGTGTCGCTTGCGGCCGCAATCCGGCTGATCGGCGCGGCCGACGAGCTGAACACCCTGAACGCTCGACTGCAGATCGCCACCAACAGCGTGCAGGAGTTTGAGCGCGCTCAGGTGGCGCTTTTTGAGCTGGCGCAGCGCTCGCGGGCGAGCCTGACCGAGACGGCCGACCTGTACAGCCGGATCGCGCTGGCCACACAGGACGCCGGGCTCGGGCAGGAAACCTTGCTTGAGGTGGTCGAGACGATCAATCAGGCCGTCCAACTCAGCGGCACGAGCGCGCAGGCGGCGAATGCGGCGCTGATCCAGCTCGGTCAGGGCCTTGGCTCAGGCACGCTGCGCGGCGAGGAGCTGAACAGCGTCCTTGAGCAGACGCCGGTGCTGGCCGACGCGATCGCGCGCGGGATGGGGATCACCCGCGGCGAGCTGCGCAAGTACGGCGAGGAAGGCAAGATCACCGCCCAAGCCGTCATCGAGGCGCTCCAGCGGCAGCGCAACGAGATTGCCGGCCAGTTTGAGCGGCTGCCAGTCACCGTAGGGCAGGCCGTCACGCTGACTCGGAACGCCGGGCTCGCGCTGCTGGGCGCCTTTGACCAGTCCAGCACGGCCACGTCAACGCTCGCCGGGACTATCCAGCGCTTCGCCGCGTTGCTGTCGAGCGAGAGTGTCCGCGGCGCGGTGGTCGAGTTTGGCGTGACCGTGCGCCAATATTTTGAGCTGGCGGCGCAGGCGGCACAGGGCGCGGTGCAGACGCTCAGTGCTGCGCTTGACACGCTCGCCGGGACGCTAAACGCCACCATCGGCGCAGCGATTGGGTCACTCGACGACTTCTCTGGCACGGTCCTCGGGCTGCCGCGAACGGTGGATCAAGCGATTGCGCTCATCGTACGCGCCTTCCGCGAGCTGCCGGCGAACATCCGCGCGAGCATCCAGATCGTCACCGTGCAGGCGACCGCGCTGCTGGACCGGATCGTGTCGCAAGCGCAGCTCACGCGCGACCGATTTTCCGCGATCTTCAGCGATGACACGCAGACCGCCGCGCTGGCGCGTTACCGCGAGAGGAATAGGATCATTGAAGAAGCGGCGCGGGGCAGCATTGACTCGGCGCTAGCCGAGCGCGAGGTCGCTATCGCGCAGGCCGAGGATGCGCGCCGCCAGGCCGAGGAAGCCAGGCGCCGTGGCCAGCAGCCGACGACGCGCGGAACGGGACGATTTAGGGCGTCCGCAGCGTCAGGCACCGGCGATGGAAAAGCCGCCGAAGCGGCCAGAAAAGCCGAGCTGGACGCGCTTGAACGCCTACAAGACGACGCGACAAAGCGCGAACTGTCCATTTTGCGCGAACAGTTCGATTCGTCTGCCCTTGCGGCCGAGGACTACTACCAGCGCCGCCGTGACCTGGAGGTGGCCGGCATTGACCAAGCCATCGCGGCTGAGCGGCAGCGGGCGGCGGCAGGCGGGGCTGAGCGCATCAAGGCGCTGGCCGATATTGAGCTCCTGGAACGGCGCCGGGCCGACGTGGAGCGCGCCTCTGCGCTGGAGCGGGACGCCTTTCGGCGCAACCTTGACCGGCAGCGCGAGCAAGCAGGCGCTGCGCTTGCGCAGGCCTCTGGCAACCCCGTAGAGGCCGCCCGCATCCGCGCCGAGGCGCAGTACCGCGACCTGCTCAGTCGGCTGACGGCGGAAGGCGACGCTGCCGGCGTGCAACTCATCCGAAAATTGATCGACACCGAGCTGGTAGACGCGCAACTGCAAGAGCTGCAGCGGCGCATCTCGACCGGACTCGCCGACCTGCGTGGGCAGGAGGCGCTTATTGCCGCGCAGGCCGACGCCGGACTGCTGCCGCAACTGGAGTCTGAGCGCCAGCTGACTCAGCTGCGCGTGCGCAGCATTGAGCAGCTCAGGCAGTACCGCGACGCGCTGGTGGCCGTGGCGCAGGCGCAGACCGCGAACGGCGGCATCGCCGATCCGCGCGTCACTCAGCAGATTACCCAGCTCGACACCGAGATCGCGCGCGTCACGGCCAGCCAGCGGCGCCTTCAGACGCAGATCGAGCAGGCCGGAGCCTCTGCGCTCGCCAACCTGTTCACCGACCTCGCCACCGGGGCGCGTGGGTTTTCCGATGCGGTGCGGGCGGCTGCGCTATCCTTCGTCCAGTCGATCGCGCGCATGGCCGCGGAAGCGCTGGCCAAGCGGGCGATTCTGGCGCTTGTGAGCGGCGGCACTGCGGGAGGCGCGGGGGCCGGTGGCATCTTTGCCGGACTGTTTCACGGCGGCGGCATGGTGGGGCGCACGACCGGGCCGGGGCGCATGGTGAACCCGCTGGTATTCGCTGGGGCGCCGCGATTCCACAGCGGAGGCATGGTGGGCTTGCGGCCAGACGAGCGACCCGCGATCCTGCAGACCGGCGAGGAAGTCTTGTCGCGCACCGACCCGCGCAACGCGGGCAACGGCGGCGGCTCGGGCTACCGCATCGTGAACGTGCTGGATCCGTCGCTTGTGTCAGACTATCTCGATTCGTCCGCGGGCGAGCGCACCGTGCTAAACCTGATCGGCCGCAATCCGGGGCAGGTGCGGCAACTTTTGGGGGCATGACATGAGCCACACCAGTGGCACAGCGACTAGCTACGTGGATCTGCTCGATAAGCTCGACACGTTCCTGACCGCGACCGGGCACGCCTGGGGCAAGCGGTTCACCGGCACCGGCACGGGCGACCTGATCAGCTACAACGGCACCGCGTCGAGCGTGGCCGAGACGGTCACGCTCACCGCGATCAACGCGAATACGTTCTCGGTGGTGGGCAGCGTGTCGGGCGCGCTGGCAAACGCGACCGTCGGCACGCCGTACACCTCGGCCGTGGTGGCTTTTACGATCACGGCCGGCGGCACCGCGTACGTGGCCGGCGACGTGTGGAGGATCAACACATCGCCGAAGTGGCTGCGTCTGCGCCGGGCGGGATGCTCTGGCAGCGAAAAACGCACAACTAACCTCGTGACCCTGGATTCGCTTTTCGACGGCAACGTGAACACGACGGCCACGCGCGCGGCCACGACTGCCTTTATCGAATGGGAAATGATTGCGCCGACCGAAGTGCGCGAGCTGGTCATCCAGACATGGACCTCCACGAACAACCCGGCAGCGTTCTCGCTCGACTGGAAAGACAACGCGGGCGACGCCTGGACGACCGCGCAATCGTGGACCGGGCAAACCTGGACCAATCAGCAGACGCGCGTCTATACGCTCACCGCGGCGCCGGGCGCTCATCGGTTCTGGCGCTGGAACATGACAGCGACGAACGGCTCGTCGCTGGAAATCGCCGAGCTGTATCTGCGGCAGCAGGTGAGTCAACCGTACCAAGTGCAGGAGCGCGCCGAGTACGTGTGGCGCGGCTACGGCCTGGACGGCACAAAAGAACTGTATGTCGGGGCGGAAACTTTCGGTTCGTCTGGCGTTGACACTTACAACGTGGGACTGACCGGTTTTAGCACGTGGGACTCGACAGCATCGGCGAGCGCGCAGGCGAACGGGACGGCCATGCGGTATTTGTCGCTGGCGAACGCGAACATCGGATATTGGATCGTGGCGAACGGCCAGCGGTTTGTCCTCGTCACGAAAAACAACAGCGTCTATCAGATCGCCTATGCCGGATTCGGTTTCCCGTACGAGCCGCCAAGCGCGCACAACTGGCCGATGCTGGTGGGCGCGTCAAGCAATCAGCGCGGCCTGCGATTCAACTCGAACGACACTTCGTTCCGATTCCCCATCGACCCCGGTCGCTATGGGCTGGCGTGCTTTTTCCCCGACGCGCAATGGCGCGAACCGTCGAATCGGTACCTCGGCTCGGCGGACGGGTCGGCAGATACGCCGACTGGCGGGCTGGTGTGGCCGGCCGTGATGAACCCGAACAAGACTCACACTACGTGGGTCCGCGACAACCTCGACGGCACAAAACCGCTGATCCCGGCGGTCATCGCGCATCGGCTCGCCGCGCCGTTGCACGTGTGGGGCGAGTTCGACGGGCTGTACTGGACGCCCGGCTTTTCGGTCGCGTCCGAGTCGATCATCCGCGAGGATCGGTTCAATCATCTCGTGGTGCAGAACTGCTTCCGCACGGGCGCGCAACACTTCGGCGCCGTGCGCTTGGACTGAGGCCACGTCATGCCATACGATACCGGCACCGCAACCGACGTAAACGACCTGCTGTCGAAGCTGCGCGTATTCGCGCTCGCGCAGGGCTGGTCCGTGGACTACAACGCCGCGCGCACCGATCACACCGGGCAGGCGGTACTGCTGAACAAGGGCGGGATGCGCTGCGGTGTGTTTACTCGCACGAACGTCAGCGGCCAAGGGTCAACCACAGACCCCGCTCCGTACATGGGACCGGCTTTGTATCCCGGACCGTACAACTCCGCGCAGGCCGCGCACGCGCAGACCGGAATCAGTCGGTTTGCGTACGCGAACAACCTGCCGGGGCCGTTCGTGGCCTATCACCTGTTCGCGGGCGTGAACCGCGCGGGCGAATCGTATATGCACGCTGTTGTCGAGGTCACTTCCGGGAGTTTTCGACACTTCGGATTCGGCACGATCAACCGGGCGGGCGCGGTGACCAATGGGAGCTACGCCTACGGCAACCGGTGGCATTGGGGATCGGGCACGCTGAACGATACGACCAGCACGCAGCACGAGTACCCGTGGGACGCGCGGAGCAGCACTTCGAACGCGTTCAACAACGACTCGGGCCTGTTTTCGCGCGGGACGATCATTCGCGCGGATGGCGACACCGTGTCGCCGCGGTATGCAATTCTGAGCTCGACCGGATCGAACCTGGGCGCGGCCGAGGCGCGGGGCGATGGCGGATATGCCAACGGCAACCAGGCCGACGGATTGCGTGTCGGCGTGAGCGCGCTCACCGGGCGTTCGGTGCTGCTGCCGCTGTTCGTGTCGGTCATTCGGCCGGGCGGCCTGTATTCGGTACTCGGTGCGCCGCCTGACATCAGGTTTGTAGATATGACGAACCTGATCCCTGGGGCATCGTTTGCGCTCGGCGCAGACACGTGGCGAGCGTTTCCCCTGATTCGAAAAAATGGAGTATCGGGTCAGGAAAACTCAGCGACCCTCGGTTACGCTTATCGCGTGGCATAACGCAAGCGCGCCCGCGTGAGTACCGCCGTCGAATACGCGCCGATTACCGGCCCGCTGGGCAGCCCGGATGCGTGGCAGTTCGCCGCGCTTACTGGACCGTCGGCGACAGGCCTATGGCGCGGCTCCGACCTGGGCGTGGCCGGCGGCAGCGCGCAAGCGACCTTTCCGCTCGCGGTGGACTACGGCGGCCCGTACGTGGGCACGACGCAACCTGCCTACGGTGGCGACTTGTTCGAGCGGCTGCACCTGTCCGAATCGCTGATCGCGCTGGGAAACGTGATCGGCCAGCAGGTGCGGACGATCAACGTGTGGAACGCCTACACGCGGGCGCAGGTGCTCGCCGCGTTCAACACCGCGGGAGCGGATGGCATCACCGTCGCGGGCGGCCCGTCGCCGCTGCCGGGGCAATTCGCGCCGTTGCAGGAGTTCGTCTACACGATCACCGTATCCACCGAAGGCCCGCCGAGCATCGCGGCCGTGTTCACGTGGGACTTCCTGCAGTACGACCTCGTGCTGACCATCACCGGGTCGCGCGTGATTCCGTGGACGTTTGTTCCCGACTGGTCGGCCGGGATCCTCGAAAGGCTGGAGTGGAAAACCGACGTGCTGCAGTCCTTCGACGCGAGCGAGCAGCGCGGCGCGCTGCGCCTCGGGGCGCGGCAGCGGTGGGAGTTCGAGGTGTTCTTTGAGGGCCGCTCGCGCCGGTACGCCGAGGCGTCCGCGTGGGGCTGGGGCGCGCGCGTGTGGGCGCTGCCGGTGTGGATCGACGGGCAGCAGCTCGGAGCGCAGCTCAACGCGGGCGCGCTATCGGTGCCGGTGGCGACCGCGTTGCGGGCCTACGCGGCAGGCGGACTTGCCGTTGTGTTCTCTGACCCGTTTACGTACGAGGTGCTCGAAGTCGCATCGGTGGGCGCCAGCAGCATCACGCTCGCCAGAGCGACTGCCTCGACGTGGCCGGCGACCGCCACCATCTACCCGGCACGGCTCGCCCGGCTGGCCGATCAGGTGGCGCTGCCGCGCTGGAGCGGTCAGGCCAGCAGCGCGCGGCTTGCCTTCGAAATGGTGACCCCGGCTGACTACACCGCCGACGCGGGCGCGGTGACCTACCGCGGCCGGCCAGTGCTGACCGATAAACCCAACTGGGTCGGCGGGTTCGAGCTGGAGCTGTCGCGCAAGCTGGCCGAGCTGGACGCGATGACCGGCGCGCGGGTGTACGACGACGAATCCGGCATCCCGTCGGCCCGCCAGCGCATGCGCTGGACGCTTACCAGCCGAGCCGAGCAGGACACCTACCGGCGACTGCTCTACGCCTTGCGCGGCCGTCGCGGCTCGGTGTGGGTGCCGACGTGGACCGATGACCTCGTATTGGTGGCGACGATTGCCTCGGGCGCGTCAAACATTGACGTGGACTGGACGGGCTACACGCGCCAGCTCGACCAGGACACCGGTCGGCGCGACGTGCGCATTGAACTGGCGAGCGGGACGATCCTGTACCGGCGCATCACCGGCGCGGTGG